TAAAGAACGACATCCATCATTCTAACTCCTTTAATCGCTTATGTAATATCAATGCCTCGTAAGGAATTATGTTAGCATCGTTATCCAACAATAGCCGTATTTTCGCCTGTAGTCTTTTTTTCTGCGTTTTTCTTCAAATCAAGAGCGTAATGGATTATGTTCATTTTATCGTCTGTGCCCACTGTTCTAAATGCTCTAATTAAAAGTTCTTCCATATCTGATAGTCCCTCTATAGGTTTTTGTTGAGCAATATCAATATCCTCTACAGAAATACCTAATATTTCACAAATTTCGCCTATGTAATTCAAAAAACTATCACTTTTTCCGTTTTTCCAATCGTTATAGGAGTTTCTATTAACATTGCAACCCATTGATTTTAATGTGTTAATTATGGATGACGAACTTAAATTTTTCTCTTGACGGTATTTTTCTATATTATCTAAAATCCGCCTTGAATAGTTAGTAATACAGTCGCTTTTCTTCATAATAATATCTCCTTTTTTCTGTAAAAACAGAAAGCATAGAAGAAAAGCAGAAAAAATTCTGTAATTTTGCTTGACAAACAGAAAATTTTCTGTTATACTCATACTTGTAAACAATAAATTGTAAAAAAAAAGAGTATAAGAAAAACACCCTCCACAAATATTTTTTTGTGAGGAAATTCTCCTATGCTTAAATGGTTTTGGCGAACTTATTATAGCATAACACTCCTATTTTGTCAATTAGTTGTTTACAAAATCTAATTGAAAAGGAGGTCAGAGATTTGCAGGAACTGAGAGAGTATGTGCGTATCACTCTCTGCAAAAACGAACTTACTCAGGTTTGGTTGATAAGACAACTTGAGAAAAAAGGTGTAATTACCGACAAAACCGAAATGTGTTCGGTGCTTAAAGGCACACGCAGAGGCGATAAAGCAGAAACTATCATCTCTACTGCTGTGGAAATCCTGAAAGACTACGAGGAGAGACGGAATAATGGGTACGATTAACGAGATTTCCGGTCAAACTCTATCCTATTGTCGCAAGAAAATAGGCAGAGACATCTATCAGTATTTTCACAAAAACGAGAAACACCGTAAAGAGTTTAGAGATTGGTATTTCAAAACTTACGGTAAAAAGTACAGATTTAGGAGGTTGACAGTAAATGAACGCAGGAAAAAGTATTTACAAGGGCAAACATCAACGCCGCCGCAAATCACAATTTAAGGCTTATGCTGTGTTTTGGGGAGTTGTGTTAGCGATTTTTCTCTTTGGAGTGTTCACAGGAGTAACAGTACACGCTCTCTGTAACCCACACACGAGTTTTGAGGGAGAAATCGGCAACTTACCTACCTCTGAGGTAAAAACACTCACAGAGGTCAAATATGAGCAAGATACAGTACAGCATATCTACATAGGCGAATGTAGAATTACTGCTTATTGTACAGGTGCTTGTTGTTGTGGCGATTCTGCGGACGGATATACAGCAACTATGACTATTGCAAAACCTTATAAAACTATTGCGGTTGACCCTAAGTTAATCCCTCTTGGTAGCACTGTTTACATCGAGGGTCAGGAGTTTATTGCAGAGGATGTAGGTGGAGCAATTAAAGGTCAGCGAATAGATGTGTGTATGGGTTCGCATAACGAGGCTCGTGAGTTTGGAGTTAAATACGCAGATGTGTATTACACTCCTCCTAAAAAGTAAAACCGCCGTAAGAACAGAGTCTTAACGGCGGCAAGGTAAATATTAACCTTGATTATTATACCAAAAAGGAGTGATTTTGTCAAATGATAAAACCCACTGACAAATCGGTATGTATTGAGTGTAAAGAGCCTATCGGGGACGAGCCTTACGGATATACCAAAATGAGAGGTTATCCGCCGGTCTTTATACATAATTGCTGTTATGAGAAACTTCTACCTAAAAACAAAAGGAGTAAACCTAATGGCTGATATTGTAAAAGTAAGTTGGAGCGGCGGCAAGGACAGTAGTTGTGCTGTTATGCTCCATTTAGAACGAGGTCATAAAGTAAAGGCAGTATGTTATATACCTATGTTTACCGAAACAATACCACTACTACTAAAAGAACATTACGAATTTATATCAAGAACTGCTGACAGATTCCGTTCTCTCGGTGCTGAGGTGCAAATCGTTACAGGTATGACCTATTACGATTTTGTACATAAAAGAAGTTCACGAGGTAAATTCAAGGGTAGAATGTTCGGTTTTCCTTGCTTTTGGACAGGTAAATGTGGTTTTAAAAGGGACTCTAAAGTAAAAGCCTTAGATGCAGTATCTGTAGGCAAATACGATTATGAGGATGTTGGAATTGCATTTGATGAAACAGCAAGGCACGGTGTATTAAATGACCGAAAAAGGTCTATATTATACGACCTTAAAATGTCTGAACACGATGCTATAGTTTATGACTTACAGCACGATTTGCTTTCGCCGCATTATCAAATTCTTACACGAGACGGCTGTACACTTTGTCCTCACGCAAAGGCTAAAGAGAGAGAGTTATGGTTTAAGCAATTTCCTGAGGCTGTTCCTATTGTTCTTGAATTACAAGAACTTGTTAAAAGAGAACGACCCGACCAAACTCCTCTTAGAGAATATAAATGGTTTATTGAAGAGGACGGAACAATTAACTAAATAAAGGAGATATTAACCAATGAAAGAAAGATTAAACAGAGGAGAACATTTTACTTACAAAGGTATTGAATGGATTTGCCTTGACTACATAGGCGAGGACATTCTTGCTATGACTGCTAAGGTATGGCAGGAAATGCCGTTTGATACTGATTGTAAAAACGATTACGAGGTATCGTCTTTACGCAGAGTTCTCAACACGGAATTTTTAGAAAAACTCGACAAGAGACATCTTGTTCCTATGAAACTTGACCTTACCGCAGATAACGGCGATAAGAGTTACGGCGAATGTGAGGATTATGTAGGTATCCTTTCTTGCGACCAATATCGTAAATACAGAGATATTGTTCCGCTATTTGACGAATGGATGTGGACTTGTACACCGTGGTATTGTAGTTCGCCGTACACGAGGCACGCCAGCTACGTTCGTCATGTGTATCCTTCGGGTACTCTCGACTACTGCTATGCCGGCTACAGTAACGGAGTCGCTCCGGCTTGTATTTTCTCATCTAAGAATCTTAAATTGTGCCGTCAGGCACATTTAGTAGAGGTTGACGATGAGTGATAACAGAGATTGGATAGGAAACAGTCGCTCTGCTCACGCAACCTTAGGAGCAAGAAATTACGCATTAAATGACCGTGAAGTAAACGATTATTACGCAACTGAACCTAAAGCCTTAGAATTATTACTCGACCTTGAGCAGTTTGACCCATTCGTTTGGGAATGTGCTTGTGGAGAGGGTCATTTATCAGAGGTTTTAAAGAAAAGAGGATACATAGTTCGCTCCACCGACCTTATAGACAGAGGTTACGGAGAAAGCGGTGTTGATTTCCTTAAAACTACTGAAAGGTTTAACGGAGATATTATCACAAATCCGCCCTATAAATTCGCTCAAGAGTTTGTAGAACACGCTTTAGAAATCTTAACAGACGGTAATAAAATCGCTATGTTTTTAAAATTACAGTTCTTAGAGGGTAAAGCAAGACGGAAAATGTTTGAGAAATCCCCCCCCCGAACAGTGTATGTATCTACAGGCAGGTTATGTTGTGCTATGAACGGAGATTTCAAGAAATACTCAAAGTCCAATGCGGTAACATACGCTTGGTTCATTTGGGAGAAAGGATTTAAAGGAGAACCTACAATAAGATGGTTCAACTAACGAGATTATGGGCAACAAAAAACTCGGTAACGATTTTGAAAGTGAACTGTGCGAAACATTACGGCATAACGGCTTTTGGGCATACAACACAGTAAATAAAGCCTCCGGTCAACCTGCGGATATTATTGCCGCAAAGAATAGTATATCGGTGCTTATTGATGCAAAAGTCTGCTCAAATGACGAGTTTAAACTCGATAGAATTGAGAGCAATCAAGAAACCGCCGCTATGCTTTATGACAAGTGCGGCAACTCACATTGTTATTTCG